ATTGCGCCTAATGAGTTCATTAATATGGACCCAGAAATGCTGCGAGCAATCGTGCAGGTGCTTAGCGATAGGGCAAAGGAGATCAAAAATGCCAGTCGTAATAGAAGGCATTAAAGAAGTCCTAAGCGGTCTTAATAATATTGATGAAGATATGCGCAGGCGTATTGTATTTATAACCGAGCCAATGATGCGCAAAGTAGCTGCTAAAGCCCAGGGATATGTCCCAGGAAATCAAGACGTACTATCTGGCTGGGCTAAACCAATCTCCTCGCCAGATATTAAATATAAACCATTTCCTAAATACGATGCTGCCGTTGCTAGAGCAGGTATTGGTTACAATCGAGGCGAGAATAAAACCTTTGCCAACGGTTGGAAGGTAGCAAGCTATGTTTACAACGCTAGTCGGCCTGGCGCTATATATGAGGTTGCAGGTCGTCTTAACCCAGAAGGCCGCGCACCATTTACATTTAGGCATGAAGGCAGCGGCACATACACTAAAAAATCTGCTAGAAGTAGAGCCCTACAGGAATACAAATCAAACAACCCATTTGCTAGCCAGCAGTTCGTAGCCGCATTACCTAAAGTTACATCTCAACCAAAGATTAAAGATATTAGAGGTGGCGGTCGTAAAACTAAGGGTCGTTTAATTTATAGAGCCTGGGCAGAAGATAGTCCAGAGATATACAAAGCCGTGATCAGGGCTGTTAATGTTACTGCTGAGTTATTTAATAAAAAAACAGAGATTAAGAAGGCAGCGTAATGGCCAATATAGTTGCATCGGTAATAGCCACCTTTAATGGCAAGGCGCTTACTAAAGGCAAAAAAGAAATCTCCTCCTTTGATAAAACGGTTAAAAAACTAGGCAAAACCTTTGCCGCCACGTTTGGCGCATATCAATTATTAGCATTTAGTAAAAAGGCTGTTGCTGCATTTATGGCCGATGAGAAGGCCGCTAAATCATTAGAGGTACAATTAAAAAACACAGGCTTTGCATTCTCCGCGCCAGGAGTAGAGGCCTACATAGGCAGCTTACAGAAACTATACGGAGTACTTGACGACGAGTTAAGGCCAGCCTTCCAGCAATTACTAACAGCAACAGGCTCAATCACTAAGAGCCAAGATGCACTAGAAACTGCGTTAAACGTAAGCGCAGCCACAGGTAAATCATTAAGTGAAGTTAGCGCAGCATTGACACGCGGATTCTCAGGCAATACTACGGGCCTTACCAGGCTAGGTGCAGGGCTAGGCAAAGCCACGCTAAAGACTGGCGACATGGATGTAATTATGGCCGAGCTTAACAAAAAGTTTGCAGGCCAAGCAGCAGCTAGATTAGAAACCTATGCTGGAAAAATGGATATATTAACTGTTGCTACACAAAACGCAAAAGAAATGATCGGTAAAGGTTTATTAGATTCTCTGGCTTTATTATCAAAAGATGACTCTATACAAAATGCAGCCGATGATATGGAATACTTCGCAAAAACTGTGGCAGATGCTACCTATGGTATGGCGTCGTTATTAAAGAAATTTGATAAGGCGACGGGGCTAGATAAAGTCAGCACTGAAACTCTATTAAAAATACAAAATCCTTTGCTTTATTTGGCATCAAGTTATGGAAGCAAGCAGAGACCTATGTCGCCGTTAGATCCTAATAAACAACGCAGCGCAGGTCGTATATCTGCTAAACAATTCCAGACCGAAGATAAATTAGCAAAGGCAAAGGCTGCAGAATTAGCATTACTACTTAAAAAGAACGCTGTAGAAAATAAGAACGTAGAGGAACTACGCAAGAAGTTTGACCTAGAGCGAATCGGCCTAACTGCTGCCCTAAACAGCGCAACCGATGAAGAGACTAAGTTACGCTTAAAGGCACAACTGGCAATCTTAGACAACAATGACGCTTTGGCTAAGAAGTTATTAGCCGAGTTAGAAGCAGCAGAAGCGTTGAAGAAGTTAGCCGAAGCAGCCAGACTTTCAGCAGCAGAGTTAGCAGCCATGAACGCAGCTACTAAAAACTTCTATATAGATTTAGCCAAAGGTTTAGTAGATAGTTTTGCATATTTAAATATGACCTTTGAACAGATACTAATGGAAAGATTAAGAGAAGCTGGTAAAACTTCATTAGGCTCCTTACCTAGCACTGCCTCAACATTGACAGGGCCTAAGTTTACGCCCCTCACTCCTTCATATTTTCAAGATCTAGCAGTTTCATTAGTAGGCACCTCTGCTTACGCTGGCATGAACGTGTCACAAATAGCAACTGAAAGAGCCAGGGAATCTGGCAATAGGTCCGTAGATGTAAACGTAAGAATTGACACACCGTCTGGTGATAAGTTTGCACAGCTGGTAGCCGAGAGCATTCAAGTTGCTGGCCGTAGTGGGTATAGCACAGCGCCTAATGGTGGCTTACCAGGATGACCGTACCAGTAGTTAACGCTGTAATTAACTTCAGCACTGGGCCTAGTTTTGCCCAGGCCATGGTATTAGGAACAGGAATACTAGACACAAATATATTGGCAGATTCAACAGCCGTAATCGTAGATGTATCAAATCAAATTAACCGCATAGAAACTAACCGAGGCCGCACTGCTTTATCCGATCAATTCCAAACAGGGGCATTAACTTTACGCATTATCGATCAAAATGGCGACTTCAATCCCCAGAACGTCAGCGGACCGTATTATAATTTATTAACGCCAATGAAGAAGGTGCAGATTACTGCTACCTATGGAAGCGTTACCTATCCTATATTCTCAGGGTTCATTACAAGCTATGTAACTACTTACCCAGGCGAATCCGATGACACCGTAGCCATTACAACTATCCAAGCAGTGGATGCCTTCAGGTTGGCCCAGGTAGCGCAGATCAGCACAGTTACAGATGCTACCGCTGGACAATTATCTGGCACACGTGTAAATAAGATATTAGATCAAATTGATTGGCCTGATTCAATGCGTGACGTAGATGCTGGGCTTACTACTATGCAGGCAGACCCTGGCACCAACCGTACAGCCTTGGCAGCCTTGACTACCGTAGCCACTTCAGAGTATGGGGCTTTATACGTAGACGCTGCTGGCTCCTTTGTATTCCAAGACAGAAATGTAACGGCTGGATCTATTGGCGGCACGCCCACAATCTTCGCAGATAACGGCACGGGTATTATTTACTTTGATGCCAGTTGGATTCTTAACGATGTACTTATATTTAATAAAGCCACAATCACGAGGTCAGGCGGTAGCGCCCAAGTAGCTTTAAATCAAGCCAGCATCGATAAGTACTTCTTACACAGCTACTTCTTAGACAATCTACTTATGCAGAGCGACGCCGTAGCACTAGATTACGCCCAGGCTTATGTCGCATCACGTGCAGAAACAAGTATCCGAGTGGACTCAATAGTGCTTGACCTTTATACAACTAATTACAACACAGGCATAATTGCAGCCTTAGACTTAGACTTTTTTGATCCGATAAAGGTAATCACCACCCAACCAGGCGGATCTACTTTAGAGAAAACATTGCAGATTTTCGGTGTACGAATGAATATAACACCGAATAGTTGGCGCACTACTTTTACAACACTAGAACCCGTTATCGACGCATTTATCCTAAATGATACGATTTATGGGACTTTAGACTATAATGTCCTCAGTTATTAAGGAGTAAAGATGGCAGCAGGATTAGGATTTAAGGACTTCATTACTGGCGAGGTACTAACCGCCGCAGATGTAGATGGCTATCTGATGCAAGGTGTTTGGGTGTTTGCCAGTGCCGCTGCTAGAGATGCAGCTGTAACCTCACCACAAGAAGGTAACTTTGCTTATCTTAAAGATACAAACGTAACAACATATTACACTGGCAGTGCTTGGGCTAACTTAGATACAACTGGCATGACTAACCCAATGACCACTACAGGCGACACAATTTATTCTTCAAGCGGATCAACACCAGCAAGACTAGGAATTGGTACTACTGGTCAAGTATTAACTGTTTCAGGTGGCATACCTAGTTGGGCAACCCCTGCAGGTGGTGGTGGTATGACTTTATTACAAACTTTAACTTTGACTGGTTCATCAACCACATCTAGTTCATTAAGTTCTAGTTATAAAAATTTAATTGTTCAAATAGAAAATCTTTATGTTGCAGCAGATGAACCAAATTTAACTATTAGATTCAATTCTGATACAGGCAGTAATTATACTTATCAAAACATTGGCATGATTGACGCTGTGGTAAGTGGTAGAAATGATGCAACTACAAATACAAGTATAGAAATTTTAAATAGAACACCAAACGTATCTACACAAATTAGATTAGGTTTTGGTCAAATAAATATAAGAAATTATACAAATACTTCTGCTGTAGGTTTATCTTATACTTTTACTGGCAGTAATAGTGCAGGTAAAGCATGTGCTTTATTTGGTACTGGCGTTTATGATGGTAGTGCAGCCATTAGTACAATTACATTTACACCAGCAAGCAGCACTTTTAGCGGTGGCACAGCCCTAATTTACGGAGTAAACTAACATGACTAAACCTGTAATAAGAATATACACAGCTGCAGATGAGTACATTGATAGAGAAATGAATGCGGCTGAGTTGGCTCAATACAAAATAGATCAAGAAAATTATGCAACTAAAAAAGCACAAGAAGAAGCAAGGGCAAACCAACGTCAAGCACTGCTAGACAAACTCGGTATTACAGCTGAGGAAGCTACTTTACTTCTTTCATAATGAAGCCTTGGCTATGTGCAGCAGGTACACAGTTAAGAGATCAGATTGATACTTGGTACCCAGATCGTCGCACTTCCAATAGCGGGTGGTTGGGCGATGCTCGTCACGCCGCCAGAAAATCAGATCATAATCCAGACGCAAGTGGGTGTGTACGAGCCATTGATGTTGATTCTCGCCTGGATACATCCGAAGGGATCTCAGTATATTTGGCTGACCAGATCAGAATATGCGGCAAGACCGATAAACGCATTTCTTACGTGATCCACAATGGCATGATTGCCAGCAAGATACTTAATTTTAAATGGCGCAAGTACAAGGGCTATAACAAACATACAAAGCACATCCATATTAGTTTTACAAAGTTAGGCGATGAAGACTCTAGGCCGTTTGATATACCACTACTGGGAGGCAAGTTATGAAACTAACAAAGAAACACAAGGCAGCAATTAAGTCTTATTTGAGGGCTGTAGCAGCTAGCGGTATAACCGTGGTTCTGGCTATTGCTGCTGATATACACCCTGCCTATGCCACATTATTGGGTGCCGTTGTAGCACCTCTAATTAAAGCTGTAGATCCTTCTTCTGGTAAAGAAGTTGATTATGGCATCGATGCGAAATGAGTCCAGCAGAATGGGCTGGCTTTGGGGCTGGCGTGTGCGCCGTGCTAACAAGTTTATTAGTGGGTCTGCGCTTTCTTATTAAAGGCTGGCTTAACGAATTGAGGCCCAATGGTGGCCAGAGTATGAAAGATCAATTAACTCGATTAGAACAGCGTGTTGATGACCTATATTCTCTAATGAGTAAGCGACAATTGTGACGTGGCTGACACCAGACGTAGGCGTAAGAAAGTTAATAAACGCATAGTACGTAAATCCCCTGAGCCGTTGTCTAAAATAGATCAACACTATATTGCTATGAACGAGATCTACAAGGCAGCACGCAAGGCAGGATTTAGCGAGAGTTGTGCGCTGTACTTTGTATCAGATAGGGCAACCATGCCCGACTGGGTAATAGGCGATGGCGGCATCATACCTAGTATCGATCCTACTGAAGAGGGTGAAGATTAAGCGTTGGCTTGTAATCTCAGATTTACAGGTACCGTACCAGCTAGACTCTGCGGTAAAGAATATAATCAAACTGGCCAGGCGAGAGAAGTTCGACTCGGTATTGGTGGTCGGCGATGAGATTGATTTCCAGTCAATTAGTAAATGGAGTGAAGGCACACCTCTGGCTTATAGTGAGGACCTACACGCTGATCGTGAGCTATGTAAGCAGATCCTTTGGGATATCGGTGAGTACAGCCCAGAAATGCATATTATCCGCAGCAATCATACTGATCGCCTATACAACACTCTTCTAAAAGTCCCAGGGTTAATAAACCTTCCAGAACTGCAATACCCAGCCTTTATGGGCTTTGCCGACATGGGCATGACTTACCATCGCAAGGCCTATGAGTTCCATCCCGACTGGGTACTCTGCCACGGCGATGAAGGAAGTATGAGCCAGCACGCAGGTATTACAGCTTTAAACCTGGCTAAGAAGTTCGGTAAATCAGTTTTGGCTGGACATTCGCACAGGCTGGGCATGTCTGCCTACACAGAGGGCGTAAACGGCCACCACAGGGCCTTGTATGGGGTAGAGGCTGGGAACCTAATGGATCGTAAGAAAGCAGGCTATATTCGCTATAACAGCGCGAATTGGCAAAACGGCTATGTTATACTAGAAGCCGCAGGTAAGACGCTAACACCTACGTTAGTGCCTATCGATCCGAAGGATGGCTCATTTACCGCACTGGGCATGTATTACGGGTAAAACGTTACCAAATCGTTATACAAATACTGCCTAAAACTATCCACAAAGTCATACACAGATGCCATACTTGTCTCGTGCCAGACCGACTGGCGCAGGAAGTAGGGCTACACATGAAGATACAGATAGACCTAAAGGCTGCTGATTTTGAACAGCTATGGATTAATTCAATGGAATGGCAAAACAACGACTGGCAAAAACAAGCGGACCGTTTTGAACCAAACCCATTATTTACCTGGCAATACGCGTACTGGTTTGATAATTACGCTGCCTTAAAAATGGCAGAGGGTTTCATAGCTGGTTTAGGTAAAAACTACGCTCTACACAGCGATGAAGGTACTGGCGATTGGGTAATGCTAACTAACTACGCTAGTCCATGCCACCTACGCAAGACACTGGTGAACGCATGATTGAGACAACGGCACCCTGGATTGTTCTTTACTCCGTATTAGGTTATTTTATTCTTTGGGGCGTTTATTCAACCATTAAGGATAACGCGTTCCAGGCTGGGTACTGGAAAGGCCGTAAAGACGGCTTTGAAATGCACCGCAGGATTATAGATAGCAAAACCAATGCCGACAACAACTGAACAGCTATTAGATAATGTCGTCAAAACTATTCATGCGAGAGGTATCAACTATGGGCATCCGATTACAAACCACAAGAGGATTGCCGAACTCTGGAGTGCATATCTGGGTTATCCAATCCAGCCAAACGAGGTTGCAGTTTGTATGGCACTGGTCAAAATCAGCAGGCAAGCTGAGGATGCTGCG